GATTGCAGAGTTAAGTCATCACCACTAGCTGTACCACCTATTAAAGTTTGTCCTCCACTTCTACCAAGTAATAAAGCATATTGAGTGTGGTCGTCATCAGATAAGCCTGAAAGTGTTCCGTGGTCCCCACCTGATACAGAGGTTAAGTACGTAGAGCTATCAAGTGATCCGTCTCCTTTTACAAAGTCTGTTGAAGCACCCCCATTTGTAATAAAAGCATTTGCTGTTATATCTCCAGAAGATACAAAAGAGATAGGCGCAAATAATACCCCGTCTACTTGTAGATTTCCTGATACGTTCACATTTCCAGAAAATGTAGATGTTGCTGTTGTAGAGCTAATATCAATATATCCTGTGAGCAAGTGGTTGAAGTGTCCCTCATCCCATGGGCTTGTTGATGTTCCCACGTTCTCTGTTGAATCTATTGGAATCAATGATCGTTGGAATGATGATGATGGAGCGCCGAATTGTTGTGCATTAGCATATGAATAAAGTCCAAATATCGTCATCAATAATATTATTATTTTTAGTGTTTTTTTCATTATTCTACATATACGATTACTAGGGTTTGCCCTGCTGATAATGTTGTGCCTGCATCTACTTCTGATGTGAATGTAATTGTTGTTCCGGTTGTCGTGTAATCAACTGTTGGCCTGAATGTCGTTGGGAACGAAGATGATGTTACTGACAATACTCTTGAGTTTGACGGTATTGTAAATGTCTTTAATACTCCGTTTAGAAGTCCTGATACATCATAAGCTCTGACATCTGAACCAGTACCTCTACCGAGTCTTTTCAGTCCCTTTGTTTGTTTCTCATCGTATAGTTTGACTCCTGGTTGATTCTTCAATCCGTAGTTATAGTCTAGTTTTTTATCTACAGGAAGTCGCTCAATTGCTCTTGCTATTACTTCTACATATTCGGCAGTTCCTAAATTCTCTTTTATTTTTTCTGAATTCATGCTCTCTATCGTTCGACCAGTAGACTTTGCGAATTTCTTGACTTCTGCAAGAATGATTTTAATAGCTTGTTTCGGAGTTAGATAGTCAACTCCTGCCTTTGGAGTCTTTCCGTCTTTGATTGGTCCTATCATTTCCAATACCATATCTGCGAATTCTTTCTTTTCATTCATGGTCATATAATCCTCTCCTTTTCGTGGTCTTGCATACTCTAATATTTCATGTGCGAGGGTATTTATATCGCTTTTTGTCATGTAGTCCACTCCTTTTACTGGACTGTGTCCTGGCTCTCCTTTGATGTCGTTTAATACGCTACGAGTCAATCGTTCAGTTATCTCTCCAAGCTTGAATTCCTGTGCTTTATCAATCATCTCCGGCATCATTCTCTTGAAAGTTTCTTGGATAGATTCCTCGACTTGTTTTACGATCATATCCAATGCCAACATAAATCCTAAATCCTGCTTTACTTTCGCAGTTCGGTATACTTCTAGTTTTTGTTGTTGATTTAGTTTGATTGGCATAGTATTGTGTTTTATGTTGTAATTGTAGCAGTTATTATGTTATTCGGAATACTTTTCATAGGCATAGTTGCTTGGATTTCGTTTAGATACTCCTAATCGTCTTTTCCTAATATCTTTCCAAACTTTTCCCCTACTGTTTCAGGGACAGTTCCCGAGTTAAAAGACGGCTCATCCGATACCAATTTATTCAATAAACTTTCTTCTTCGGAAGTTAGTTTTTGTTTATTCACGATTTTATTAAACAACGCTTCCTCTGTAGCATCGAGTTCTTCTAGCCTGCTCATTCTCTTTATAACAGCATTTTTAATCTCATCTTTTCCGAGAGCTTGCTCGGTTATTGAAGTGGGGAGTTCAATAGGAACGTTGTTTGATGATTGTCCTCTTGTGCCTGCTCCTAGTCGTGGTTGTTGTCCGAATGGAGTCTCAAACTGTGCCTTTGGAAATCCTACTTCTGGTCCGTCATACAAATACTTTGCCCATGCTGAACTGACACCTCTACTGGATAGAGTCTTCTTCGCAAGAAAAGCACCGACTGATGTTGGTTCTCCACCCGATAGTATAATCCAGTCAGTTAGTGTTATTGCGTTGTTTCCTGCTGATCCTGCATGTTCTGCTCCCAAGTCATCGGCAAGTTGTCTAGCCAGTCTTGTTTCTTTGTTTATTTCTGGGAGGTTTTTAAGTCCCATTTCATCCGATTTATCAAATTGCCACTTTCTGATTGCATCATCAACATTATTTGCTCTTGCAATTGACTCTGGGAGGTTTTGTCTCAAGTAATCTAATTTTATATTCTTCTCATAAAGTCTTTTGACTTTATTTATTTCAGACATTGATAGACCTTTTTGATTTAATTTATCATTTAATCTCTTTACTCTACTTAGGTTTGGAGACAAAGCACCAGGAGATGATGTTCTTGCTTCTCTTTCTAGTAGTTCTCCTAATGCAGTTTTAACTACTTCCGGTTCGTATAGTCCATCAATCTGTTCTAGTGCATCATCTGCTAGTTTCTTTGAGGATTCGAACCTCTTATACAGTTGTCCTGTAATTTCATCGATGTCGCCAAATATTCCACGTTTAGTTAAATAATCTCCGACACTTTCTCCTGCTATTTTTTCAAACTTCGCCTGCTTTCCTTTACTAATCCTCGCAACCCTCTGCATTATATGGGCAGGTTTGATTCCGTCTTTAATAGCCATTGCTGTTTTCGCTGCTCCTGGTACTACCGCTCCGAGCGCCGTTCCAAATACTGCACCTCCACCTGCACCAATTGCAGTCTTCATGGCTATATCGCCCTTTCCTTGATCATCTTGCAAAGCTCGTGCAAAACTCTCCGTACCGCCGAATACTGCGCCATTTACAAGCCCTGTGACTGCGTTCTTACCCAATGGAGATAGTCCATTCAATAGTTTAGTTGAAACTTTTAATGCCGGAGCAACTGCTGTCATATCTAGAAGTGTTCCTGCCGCTTCCCCGAATATTTGTGTATTACTCTTATTCGCCAATGGATTTTGTGTATTGTATTCATTTAGCATTCCCATTGTTCTTTGACTTTGTGCAAGCGCTTTTTTAATTGAAGTTGTATCTCCATCCTGATTTCTAACCTTTCGGAGTTTATCCAATAGCGCTGTTTGAGTTTGAATCGTTCTTTCGATACCGGCATTCGTGTCCTGCATTCCCATTGCACTCCCTACAGATTCTCCGAGTCCTTTTTCACTCTTGAAGAAGTCTGAGTTTAAAAACTTACCTGCAAGCCCACCGACATGCTTTTCTGGAATAGACCTCTCCTCTTGTTCTGGTTGTTGTGGAGTTTGCAACTCTCGAAATCCACCACTTTGTGGTTCTGTTGCAGTATTTTGTAGTTCTCTAAATGCCATAGTATTGTTTTTTATAATTTCCGATAAACATCTGGTTTAAATTCTGATTCAGGTATAGCTCCCACTCGACCTGATGAGATTTCCTCTACTTTTATTTCTCCTTGTTTTAACTCTTCTACTTTCACTTCATTTAATGCACCTGAATAATTTATAACCACATTTCTTGGATCAAGACCTTGTCTTATTGCAGTATCTTCATATTCTTTCTTGAGATTATTGTATTGTCTCTGTGATGCATTCATCTTTATATTAACTAATGCATTAAACTCTTCTCTGACGTTTTGTGGCAGAATACCTCCATTTGGTCTTAGGTATCCATTGAATCTAGCAAAAGCACCTACGAACATGTTTCCTGATTTTGAAGCTGACTCATACTCACTTTCTCGTACAACTGATGTTGGATCGAGCGACTTCATAAATTCGAACACTAACGCAAGATCGCCTGGTCCACTGATTCCTCTATTCACAATGTTATCTACTGTTATTTTTTTATTTAATACTTCATTATAATTTTTTATAATCGGCTCTCCTTTAAATTGACTGAACGCAGCTCTTTCATTATCGATTTGTTGATTTGATTTTTCTGAACCACCTCCTCCTGTACTTGGCGCTCTACCCGCTCCACTAAATTGTCTCTCAAACTCTATCATCTCTTGTATTGTCGCATCCGGTTTCATTGCCAATAATAGTCTTGAAGTTGCAGGGAATCCCGAAGTGTCTGCACTATCTTCAATCCCGACTAGTCCCAATGTTCCACTTATTTCTTCGGCAGTAAAATCTCCAATCATGTTACCTTGATCATCATAGTTCAATAATACAATTGCCGATGACACGTCTGTAATCCCTTGATCGTACAGAATAAGTATCGCACCGTCTCGTGATGCTTTTTCTATTCTTTCTTGCGACAATGCTCGTTGTGTATTCGCTTCATCTCGAAGTGTCTTAATAGTATCGTTTTTATCCTTTCGAATACCCTCCAATGCATTCATTTTATCTCTAAATACAGAGAATTGATTGTTTTCACGTGCAGTTTGAGCTTCTACCAATAAAGTCGATTCTTCGTTCACAATATCCCCTATTCGTTGCAGTCCGTCTTTCTCTACTTGATTTAGAGTGGCCTGTGTTGATTCCCCTGCGTATCTAGCCAATCCTTGCCTTATCCCATATCGTTCATATGCTAGTTTAGTCTTTTCGTTTGATTCTTTCTCATCACGTATTTGAGCTTGCTTTATAGTTTTGATTGAATCCATTGTCTGTTGTGATCTAACATCCATTTGAGTTGCGTATGCATCGTATAATGCAGTAATCCTCTTTTCTTCTGCTTGACTTGAATCTTCAAAGTCTAATATCTGTCGTTCTGCATCCGAAATAGAGTCTTGCTGTTTTGGAGTGGCTTTCTTTTCCTTTTGAATTTTGTTTAATTGGTTTGATTTTTTCTGAACGTCTTCTAATGCGGTATTTGGAGACAATACTGTTTGTGGAGTAGGCGGAGTAACTGGGATAGTTTGCTCTTTCAATTCGTTAATATAATCAGTTGCTTGTCCTACTGACATATTGTTGAAACTCTTTTTTTGTGTTGGTTGTGTTGGAGGCATGTTAATTTACTCTCTTACCAATAAAGTATACACCACCTGCACCTGGTGAACCTGGTGTTGCTGTAGTTCCTGATGATTTTGCTGTCGGAAGTGTGCTTGTTGCACTTGCTCCACCTGATCCACCATTTCCACCGTAACATGTACCTGGGCTTGTATTACCTCCACCAGTTCCACCTGCACCTCCTGTTGTTATTAAAGTTCCTGTGTTAGCAGTAAGGACATTGTATTCAATATGAACTGAACCTCCTCCACCTCCACCTCCACCTCCACCACCTGTTCCTGCACCTGATGAAGCACTCCCTGCTGTTCCTGCGATTCCTGATGCATCAATTGTCCCTGTGAAGTTTAATGCTCCACCTGATTGAAGTTTAAGTGAACCACCACCGTGTCCACCTGCACCTCCCGGACCTCCTGAACCACCATTTGCACATCCTCCACCACCTCCACCTCCACCTGCTCCGAAGATATATTTAAATATACCCGATGCGTTCGATGATGATATAGAGAATGGAGTTGTTGTTGCTCCGCCTGCTTCTAGTCCTGAACGACTCCCAATTAGTCCCGGACCTCCTCCCATTCCATGCCATGGGGTTGTTAGCCAACTATCGCCTTTATATGCGATTGTCCCTGTTGCGAATACTGAACCTCCTGCACCTCCATATGCTCCGAGTGATCTAACGTCAATTGCTCTAGTTGCACTTGATGTAATAGTCACATCTCCTTGAGATTTAAATATCACGGCACTTCCTGTTGTAGCTACTCCGTTAGTCGCTGCATTTATAAATCCAATTGCACAAGTTCCTGTGATTGAAATTGAGCTATATTCTTTCACTGTTGTAGTCGCTCCTAATAAGTCAATGTATGTAGTTCCCGATGTACAGGTCAGCGCACCGTCTGATGCATTACCTCCGAAGTGATCTAGTCCCAATGTTGAAGTCGCAATTAAGTTACTATCAATCTTTCCAGTTGAAAGTTGCAGGTTTGGTACTGAGAACGTTGGATCAAAGTAAAATGCTGTATTTGAACGCATTATTCCGATTGCTCGTTCTGTAGTTCCTGCTGAGGTTGTAGTTGCTCCGGCTGTGTTTGAAATATAAATGACATCTCCATTAGTTCCACCCGGATTCTTTGTATCTAATCCTTTGAGCAATACACCTCCACTAATTCCTACACCGTCTGTTCCTGCACCTTGAGCAACTCCGAGCATTATTCCATTTGTTGTTGAAGCTACATCGGCATCAGTCAATTTCCACTCTGCTTCGTATCGGTTGAAGTATATTAGTTGCCCACTCGCTACAGTTTCGCCTGCGGTTGCCGCTACAATCACTGCATCGGTTGATACTGTTCCACCATTTACAAGTGCATCAACATAAGTCTTTGTCGTAGGGTTTCCTGCTGCCGTTGGAGTTGGTACAGTCCACGAACCTGTAATAGTTTCGTCATTACTTTTCACTGCGTACTCTGCAAATAGACAAGGGGAATCAGATAATATAAAAGTTGATTGTCCGGCATGCTTTTGTGCCAGAGTAGTTGAAGCTGTACATCCATTTCCTTGTGGAGTTCTAGATAACCCTCTGGAAACTCCGGTCAGTTGTGCTGAACCATTTGAATTCTGTGTTATCCCTGTGAATGAGATGAATTCCGAACGTGTTGTTTGTGGAGAGAGAGTTCCGTATCCAATCGTAGTATTTATATAACTCATTGTATATGGAGTGTTTGAAACTGGTTCTTTAAAAGCAGTTAGGTTTACTGTCGTGTCAACTGAACCTATTGATGCTTTAAGTCTGTATGTTCCACCTCCAGTTACGCTAAATGCTCCGAAGTTTTCTTCTATCGCTTGCTCGACTTGATCCTTAATTACTGGAGACACATCAAGTTGCTGATTAGGAAGTACTCCTGCCCATCCTGCCGCCATAAACAGTGGCGCTAGTAATATTCCTGTGATTGTTTTTAATATTTCCATATTTTTATTGTTATTTTCTTATAAATGTTGGGTTATTTGATGACTCTTTGACATTTGTACCAATTCTAAGCAGTTCCCATCTAGAATCTGCTTCGGTTGAGTAATATTCAATGGCATATTCGAAGCAGTCCTGTAGGTCAAGGTCATTTAATGCTCTAAACTTTGGCAAGAGTTCCTGCTCCCCTCCCTCTGGGACAATTCCGTCTCCCAATGGATTATCCCCAAGTGAAGATGTCCCCATTGATGGAGGTATTACGCCTGTGAAGAAACTCGCTAGGTTATCTGCGTTGTCAATTATCAAATCTCGTGTTCCTGTCGCTCCTTGATAGTCAAAATAAACTGTTGCTAGTAATTCCAATCCTTGTGATTTATATCCCTCTGTATATAGTTTATCAAAAGATAGTAACTTTTCCGATTGCTTGTTGTTGTCGTATGGGAATCTGGCCACACAAGTGTACGGAATAGTTTCATCGGCTGGATTATCATCATGCCATTGATTTGTGTCCCACACCTGATAAAGTTGCGGATTTACGTTTGAATGTCCGTATATAACCCCACTAATCACGGCAAAACGGGCTATTCCTCGCACTTGAGGAGGTTGCCACAGCCTTTCTGTCGTAACTTGCCCATTTTCGTCTATAGAGTCCCTTATTTGATACATCCAGTCACGGCCTGTGTTTGGCGCTGTGATATAAACAGTCTCGCCATCGTTGTCTTGGATAACTCGTAAATGTCCTCCAGTAAGGTCATCTTCAGTCAATTCATTCTGCACTTGAACCGATAATGATATAGGTTTGATTGCATCTACGTTTGCAAATGTCCCCAATGCTCGCAATCTATTCTTCTGATCTACCCACACAAGATATTCTCCTAAGTTTCCGATAAATTCGTGTCCTAGTGCCGAAGTCAATCCTGATAGTTGTTTCTTTTCAATCTTTTGGTACATGAGTCGTGTGTTTCCGTCTCCACCTGTGTATGAGAATGTAACGTTCGTGTTCGGAGTGACAATGTACATATCCGAATCTCCTGCAAACAAAACGACTCGCCCATCATTACTGATTCCGATACCTTTTCCGTTATTGTCCATAGTGATTTTATCTGGATCTCCATAAACGTATGAACCTGCATTTACAAAGTCTCTAAAATCTAAATCAGACGAGATATAAGTTACCTTTGATGAGTACGAACCTGCCCACACTTGATTATTTATAACCTTGATGTAATCTGCCTTATTATCTGTGACTGGTACAGTGGCCTCTACGATAAGTGCCTGGATTGCGACTGCTCCGACTGTTATTCCTGATGCATCTGGCGTTACTCCAGTCAAAGTGTCTGTGTCCTCTCCTCCTGTGTATGTATATTCTACTCCACCGATTACTACCCTCTGCTCTCCTGCTATAACTGTTGCGAATCCTTGTGCCGCCCACGTTGTATCTCCTACTAAAGTTATTGTGTTCGCAGTTGATGATTCAACCTTTGCCATTCCACCTGACCACGATATTAAATTGTCATCTCCTCTAACCATTAAGAGTCTGTCTGTCTTTTCGTCATTGTCCCACCATGTATCGAATACAAATCTTGTGAATACAGTTGCCGGAGAAAGTAGTGTGCTTGTAAGTACCAAGTCATACCAGACGTATGTTCCACTCGTTACAATGTCTGACTCCACTTGTAACTTATTATTCGCCACTCTCAATGGTCTTATATTCCCCACATTAGTGTTCCAATCAAATGATGATGTTACTCCGGCATCGGTTGAGTCTGCTGATCCTCGACGTTTCAATCCTGTTCGTGTAGCAATCGCACCTGTTATTTTTTTAAAGACGTTTTTAGAACCTCTAACAAGATGATTTATAGGCAACTTTGATTTATCGCTCGCACTATTGTAGCTAGCGAATTTATCTATTATGTTGATTTTGAAATCATCCATGTTTAGAAGTTTAGTTTGTAATAATGTCCCCTTGTTTTTTTAACTTGACTCGGATGTTCTTCTTTATATTTAGCGTATAGCTCAAGCAATTCATTTTTCGCAAATGCAATGTCGTTGGCCATGTTCTTTGACTGGAGTTGTTGCGATGATGCCACCAAACATTCAAGAAGATAGATTTGTATTTCATCATTGTCCAAGACCACTGTATCTCCGTCATCTGTGGTTCGTGTTAACCATGTGCCTGATGAGTTTTTATAAATAAACTTTGAGTAGTATTTTATATCGAAGTTTCTACCGATTGAGAATATAATGTTGTCTATTCGGATGTCACTCATTGCCACAGAGCTTCCTACGGTTACCTTGAACGAATCAATCGATGTCGGTACTACTGTTCCCGTTTCTGTTGCTGACGACCATGAGAATTTTAGGATGTTCCACCCTACTCGAAGTGCTGTTCCATCGGCTTGTGTGGTTTGTGCTGTGCTTGTCCAGTAATTCGTAGTTAAGTCATTTCCCCATACCGCTGTGATGTCATCCGGCACAGATGGAATATAGACTGATACGAATACATCTGCTACCTCATCCTCTAGTGTCATATCGACTGCATCCATTGAAGTGTTTTGGATTCCATCATCGTCTGCTACCAAATCAAACTTAATCGATGCACTTCCTGATACCTTGAATATGGTATCGGCTGCCAATCCTGTCGCAGAACCTACTGCACTCCACGTTCCGTTACTTGTTAGAGAATTCATATCATGGAGAACCTTTCCTTGTCGAGATTTCCAATTTACTCGTAGTATTTTAGTTCCCTCTTTTGATTCGATTGATATTTGCTTTTCTTCTAGCGCTTTACTAAGGTCAAATGCTTCTGCAAATCGTCTTCCGGCTTTGTCCCCCTCGTACCTACTATCCTGTGGGTACAAATCAATCGGTTTATTGAAGTCTGATGGTAGAGCGTAGTTATAAATATCATCGTGGACCACGTTGGTAAGTCCTACAGTTCGAATGGTACTTAGTAAATCTACCTTTGTGAGCATTGTGTTTGCTGCACGTTCCATCATCAATTCAATATCTCCCACTGATACTTCAGAAGCACCGTGTAGTAGTCTTTTGATATTGAATTTTACGTCTGAAACTAACATAATTTAGTATATACATTCAGTTATTAAAGCGGTTGTTGATCCAATGTTTGTGATTCCTGTTACTGATCCTACATATGGAAGGTCTGTGTTCAATCCCATTTCAATATGAGGAGTTGTACTCGCACCGTTTGTGTTTGCTTTGTTTAGGATGATTCCACCGTTCACAACTGCTGGCACGTCATTTAATGCAAGAGCTATTGTGTTCGTTGCATTTTGATTGACCTCGATTCGAAGCCATGCTCGGTTTGAACTTGTCGATACCAATTGTGTTGATATATCAGCTCCAATTGAGACAGTACTTAAAGTCGGCACACAAGACTTTTGAGAAAGATTACCTGCCTGTCCGAAAACAGTCCCGCTCTTTGCAATAAAGACTCCTGTAATTGCAATCAATACTGCCACGATAGTTGTTGAAAGTATGATGTTTAATGTATTTTTCATTTTGATTTTGATTAGTTTTTAATGTGATTATCCCAGACCCACCCCTGTAAAGGGATGGAGTGGAATAACCACTACAATGTGTCGAAATAAAGAACCTGTACCGAAGTTGTTGCCAATGGGAATGACGATGTCGCCGCTCCTGTCAAATTGGTAATCCCAACTGTAATAGTACCGCTTCCTGCTGTTGCTGAATCTACGACAAATCCTCCTAGATTAGAACCGCTGTTAGATGGTAAAGATACAAATACTTGATCTCCTGTGTTTACACCTGTGATTGCACAAGTGAAAGCATCAGTTGAAGTAGCTTCTAGTGGAAGCTCTGTTGTTGCCAACGTACAAGTTGTCGAATTGATTTCTTGGTTTGTACTTCCGTTTGAACCTACCTTTAATCCGTCTGTCGAGTCTACCGGTACGAGTGTCAATCCATCTAGATTTGACATACCTGCGACTCTTGGTTCTGATTGATTACCACCAACCAGACCAATCAATGCGATGACGATTGCAATTGCGATTGCCACCCATATTTTAATTGTTCCTTTTTCCATTTTGGTTGATGATTAGTTGATAATTAAACAGTTCCATTTGAAGCCGCTACACCCTCTGGAGATACCCAAGAAGTAATTTCTCGATATCGACCTTTGTATGTGTATCGGTCTTTGTCATCAAACTTGTAATCAATAATGTTTGTATCCATTGAGATACGCACCCATCGATTCAAAGAGTGATTTCGTGATGTCACGTAGTACGCTGTGTCTACGTTAGTCGCTGTACTATAATCTGAATGCAAGAATGCAGATGTTCCTACCATTTCTAGTGAGGGGTACGCTGCAGAAAGCATAAAGATGTTTGTATCGTTGTTCGCTGTTCCTGGCTTTAGTTCTGAACGAGTCACTTCTAGTGAATCTTCGTACAGGTTAAGCGCAACAAGCAAACCATAAGCGTCATGTCCTCCCAAATCTCCATCTTGAGCTTTTTGACGGCGCAATGATCGCACCATTGTTTCAAGGTTCGTTGCATTGAATACACCTGTTTCCAAGTTATCCATTGAGTCCCCTGAAAGTAGTGTGTGCGAGTTACTGAATACTGCTACACCATCTGATGTAGTTTCAGTTGAGAATCCATTCGAGAACTTTGAAAGAGCAACTTTGTCTTTCGTAGTTCTAGCACGTCGTGCCATTGATCGAATTGCGTTGTTTACTACTTCATGCATTTCATCTTCGTAGTATTCTACTGGGATTTTCAATGCTTTCTTATAATTCAATACAGTATGTACTTTCTTGTTGTCTGTTCGCACAGTTGCAACTCGAATTTCTTCTTCTTCAGCATGCTCTTCCCATTCTCCTACTGGTAGGAATTCTTCAGTTTGAACGGCACTCTTCGATGTGTTCTTCTGATTGAAGAATGTTCCGTTTTCTGCTGTGATGATTCCTCTTCCCTCCTTGTAGTCGTATTCTGGGTAGTACACCTCATCCAGAGATTCTTTTACTGTCTCTGGAGACAGTCCTGTGTTTGGTCCCATAATTTATAAAGTTAATTGTTAAATGGATTTTAATGATTAAACGTTTGTTCCTGCTTGTGATGCCATTGAGTGTACTAGACAATCAAGAGTACCTTTTACAGTATTCCCTCGAATAATCTTAAATCCGTGAACGTTAGGGTCACTCCCCTCGTCCTCATTGAATGTGAATACACCTGTTGGTCCATTAGTTCCTGCTCCAGTTACATCGATAGTAACCCAGTCACCAATGACACCTATCAATTCTGCTGCAGTATCAATATTAGCTACTGTTGTTGCCTTTCCTCGAATAACTGTAAGTCCTGGAACAGTACAAAGAACCTCTACTGTTCCATCAACAGTTGAAGTTTCTGTACTTTTCTTTCGAACGATTCCTACAAACTCATCAGTTGCAATTTGTGGATCTCCTGTAGCAAGAGCAATAACAAAGTTAGTACTTACTTTTACAGGCTCTCCTGGTTCTAGTGCAACAGTTTGAGATGAAGTTGTTCTGTCATCTACATTATATGTGATAGTTGGTCCGTGACCACTAATCACTTTTAGATCTGCTCTGGCCATTTTTATTTACGCCTCGCATATGATTCCAACTAAGCGGGAATGATGCTAAGGAACGTGGTTAAAATGTCTGACTATTTTTTGAGAGATTCTACGTGCTTCTTTCGAGCAGGAGAGACGTGTCGCCCATCCTCTTCGCTCCACACAAGACCTTTTTGTTTTGCGAAATTTTCCTCTTGAGGTGACACTTTATTTCGTGTGACCTTTTCAGTCCGTTTCTGCGACCCACCACTTGTGATTTTTTTACTGTCTTCGTTCTTCTCTTTACTTGTTAGGGCTTTGAAAATCTCCTTAGTACGGTTTTTATTCGCAATGATGTACGCATTTTCAACATCTTCATCCGTGTCTCCAGTTTTCTGGATAACATTCTCGAATACGTACTGAATTACCTTTTTCTCGTTATCATTCTTGGACAGCTTTGAGATTCTTGTATCTACTTCTGCTTGAGCAAATGTAGACTTAACGATTCCAACCTTGCCCTCTACGACTTTCTCAATCATACCGGTCAAGTCTTCCATGCTATTTATTTTAAATCCTTTACCATCGTCATCCTCTTCTTCTTTAGAAGATGTCCCGAAGACCTTTGCAGGATCTCCACCAAGCTTTGCGATTTCTTCGGCAATCTTTTTAGCACTAAATGTTGCTTTTTCAAGGGGAGAATATTTAGAAGCTTTCTTTTCTTCTAATCTCTCCATCTCTTTCGAATAATCAAACTCCTCATCTTCAGATTCTTCTGATTCTTCTGACTCTTCTTCTTTTGTTTCTTCTTCAGCTTCCTCTGTAGACTCGGCTTCTTTTTTTTCTGTATCCATAATGTTTTGTCTCTATTAGGGCTAGAGTTGCCACAGTTAATCTCTATGGGGTAGAGTTCCCGCCCTTACGGGCCTATTACTTGAATCATACTATTGCTAGTTCGACCCAATGATTCAAGAAATAGACCTGCAAGATGCTATTTTTTAATATCGTTGAGAGTATTATCAATGACCTGAGTCAAATACAATAGTATTTTTCCTCCGATAATATCCTCTACGGTCGTTGATTTGTTTGCGATTTTATCTGTCGCTTCCCACTTAAGTCTACGAGAGAGCATGTTCCACAAAAATGATTTATGAAACCTCTCTGCATCTCTCTTCAAACGTTCCATTGGTTCGGCTTCTATTACTTTCCCACCGAAATATGGAATACCGTTCTCGACATAGAATAGATCACGCTCATCTATTACTACAAACAAATCCTTTATTAACCAGTTAATGAGCTTTTTTCTTAAATATCGTCTTACTGTTTTCATGGTTTATTTCTTTGGTTTTGTTTTCTTTCCTACTTGTTCGACCTCTGTACCCTTTACTTCTTCTTCAATCACACCCACTTCGAGTTCTTTTCCTTTCCTTACATTTTCTTCTAGCTCTTCTGTCTTCGCTCCACCAAACTTCGTGTATATAAAGTCAATTAGTTTTTCCCCTTTTAATTCTGCCTCTTTACCTAGTGCAAGCGCACGAGCTTCTACTGATTCAGCTCCGAATACTCTCGTACCGTTTGCCGCATCAGTTGCTCTTTTTAGTTTATCTTTATTCAAGTATGCCATTTTGTTGTGTTTTATTTAATAAATCATCTTCTGCCGGTATCGACCCATCCTGCGCCCCGGTTATCCCCAGCTCATTCGCTTTCTTCATATACTTATCACTTTGACCCTCTGTCAAAGGATCGAACAAGAAGTCCCTATCCACCTCTTCTATATTTGCATAGGGACTAGACAACATCAAATTCCTTGCCCTGATATTCTTCTCTTCTTTGAATGCTTCAAGGCGAGGCATCATCTGATCTGGTTCTATATTGATAGTATATTTCCTGTTTGCGAAAAGAACGGGATTCGCCTCATATAAGTATACACCACTTTTTTCTGATTCGTCTAATTTTTTATAGCTATCTTCGATGACTTCATCTTCTGTCATGTCTCTTCCCATCATTTCATCAGTAAATCTTATCTTCTTAGTGAACTTTCTACCATCAATTGTTTCATTTTGGAGAGTGTAGTTTTTGTCAGTCAATCTGTATGCTCCGATACTGATTTCTTCTGCCTCTCCAACAGTTTGATACTTGATAATCAAATCGACCATCAAGTCTCCTATCTGTTCCACAGCATTGCCCACCATTCGCCCAAAAATGGCGAATTCCTTGATGATTGCATTCTGTTCGACTCTCGCTATCTCATAGGCAGTTCGTTGACCTTGTGGAGCAGAACCTCCACGAATATCATCTTGTGAGCTTTTATTCATGGTCTGTTCTGTTTCGATTATTTTGTTTTTTAGAGAGTTGAGGTTTCGACCTGTGTTAAGTGGAATAACAGTTGCATCTTTTGGAAATGCTGTAACTGCTGCAGGAAAGTGAACAGATGAGTCTACCTTTGGCGCTCCTGTAGTAATAAGTGCAGGTAATGCATCCATAACTGAAGTGTCTACATCTAGTCGTGACATACGATCAAGCAATCTTTGCTCTGGCCATAACTTATCCACAAGTGATTTGTAGTAATAGAACTTTTTTTCATCGATTGGTTCATATCCCCATTTGGCTTCACTGTAGACAGGCACTTCCATTTTATCCCCAAACTTACCCATTACACATCTTCGGTGTTTCATTTTGTTAGCTTCTACGTTATCTTTTCCGAAGTATATTCCGTTCACATATGTAATCTCAAAGTCTTTTGTCCGTGACTTGAATGTAAGCTCTTCCACTAGATGATCCTTGCTTGTTTCTTCAACTTCATAAAATGTGTTATTTTCTGCATTAAATACTACCTGCACTCCTGGCTTCACAAACTTTAGATTTTTGTGTCCTGAGTACTTGTTTTCAAACTCTTGGAAATCAATTAGTTTTCTTCGGACAATAAAAGGTTGCTTCTGATGATGGAATTGATAGAAGTTTGAAATCATTACCTCTTCCATTGGAACGTTCTCGACTTGAATACCTGTCGTGATTTGATCTATAACCTCTTTGATACTGACATCTCCATTCTTTAGATCTTCACGCACTGTCTGCATTGATTCTATATATTCCAGTTCTATGTATGCGCAGGGATTTACACACGATGCTACAACACCAAAGAGCATGCTCATTTCGTAGTCCGAGTTGTCTATATTCCACTTGATCATCGATGACATCACTTCTGATGCTCCTTTGTCCTCTTCATCTAACTCATTTTGTCCCATTGCATTAGGATAGAGCATTGATGAAATCAAGTGTGCTGCCATTGATATTGATTTGTTTCTCGATGTTGGATTTACTCCTCTCCACTTCCAACTTTCGTCTGGATCATTTGGTGGCGCTTCCTCATATGTATTAAAAGTCTTTTGCATCAAATCCTGCCGATCTAGCACGGACATGTCGTTAAACTCTCTGAAAGGTTTCTGTTGTAAATCATAAACATGCTGTGCATCTTTTTGATTAGATACTGTCATCTCTTTCACAGCTTTTGGAGGAGTATAGTTACTCCTTTCTTTACTTGTTGCTTTTTCTATGTAGTGGGCTAACATGTTTTTTATATTGTAAGGCTTTTGTTTCTGTCGGGTATTGAGAGTTATCTTGTCTCTTCAATTTAGGCAAAGCAATTATATCATCGTTTATAAAATCTGTATGTATAGGAGATTTTTTGTTAATCTCTTCTAGCTCTTCGAATGTAGTATCTCTCATACATCAAGTGTAGCATGTCTGTCAAGTATTGAAAATGCTATGTGGACATCTTCGGTCTGAATTGTTGAACCTTTCCCATTAACTCCTCGTCATCTCCTACGATTTGCTCTTGGTACGCAACTGCATCTATTATGTCATCGTGTACACCAAACGGAAACCTTACCATCTGATTTTCTAGATCAGTACAATGTCCGTCTACGTGAAATACCGAACCACTTGCGTATCGTGGTGTCAATGCTCTGACCCTCACTTCCTTTGCAGTTGAGTTGTGATGTAGCTCTACTATTGGCAGGAATATCCCACGCTTTCTTTGCTCCGAGTCTAGGAAAGGTTTCAGTCCCTCTAGGTATGCTGTCTTTTCTATCCCTATCTTTTCGTATCGTCTCTCTCTGTGTAGAGTAAATAGGGTATCGACTAACTCCTCTGGTCCAATCTTTGCCTGCCACGCTTTCAAGTGCCAGAACTTCTCGGTATTGATTGAGTTATCACAAAATCCGGTGAAGTCTGCCTGCGCTTTTTTACTCATTGCAGTATCAACTGTTAGAAACTTCCGAGTGTTCATTCGTTCCACTTCCACTAATCCTATTTGTTTGAACCACGCATTCTTAAACTCTTGGTTCTCGGATAGTATCGGAGTCTGTTGATAGAGTGATGACCAGTCGTATGGACCGAGTGTTGTCCTGATTTCCTCTAGTGCTTCCTTTGGATATTTCTTCGGCCACAATACTTGACCTGCATGTCTGTGTGTATCTTCTATCTCGGATATTGCAGGGAAGTTCATTATCTTTATACGCTTTGACAGTTCTGGGTGCGCAATAATTCTTCCGGCTAAGTCATCATCGTGCCATCTAGTTAAAATAACAATTACAACTCCTCCTGGCTCTAATCGTGTGAAAGCTGTTGATGTGAACCATTCCCATATCTTACTCCGATATACTTCCGAGTTCGCTTCCTCTCGGTTTTTCACGGGATCATCAATAATCATTATGTCTGCTCCTCTACCAGTTATCGGTCCACCAACTCCAACTGATATATAACTTCCACCGCTAGATGTCTTCCATTTAGCCTTTGCACGTTCGTCTGCTTTTAGTTTAACGTCTGGGAATATAATCTCATACTGTTCGCTTTCTATTTTTGTACGTGTCTTTGTACCGAAGTCCTGTGCCAATTCACTTGAATATGATGCTGTGATGACTTCCTTGTCTGGGTTCTTTCCTAGATACCATGCAGGGAAGTCGATTGTAGCTTGCTGACTCTTTCCATGACGAGGAGGTACAGACAAAATAAGTATCTTGTAGTCTCTATCTCCATACGCTTCAACATGCTCAAGCTCTTTTGCTATCAGTTCGTGATGCCAGTTAGGATCATACTTTGGATTCGTTGCTATCTGGAAGTTTACCAGACTATTTTTTGATGCGCTTGCTACTAGTGCCAGCGACTCTCTTTGCGATTGTTTTGAGTTGATCATCTGTGTATGGTGTTACGCCTTCTACATCGAGTTTGACATCTTGCTTCGGCATTCCGTCTAGGTAGTTCCACACTAACTTGGACATGTTGTCGTTGCCTTTGATTGCTCTGTTTACAATACTCAATCCGAGCAGTTGAGCTTTTGTCATTTTTATTTTCTTTCCATTCTTATCTTTCGTCTCTGCAATTTCTCTCAGTATCTCTTTCACTTGGTTAGTTAACGACAAAGCTCCTTTCGGTCTACCATTAGGATTTTTACGTTCCCCTTTCTTAATAATCTTTAGGTTTTTTAATGAATTTTTTGAAACTGCCATAATTCTCTTTTTTTTCTCTGTTAAACTCTTGCCCTCCTCGCTCTTCTATTGTCTAGCTTGTACCAGTTGATTCTTTGTCCATCTGATGCCAATGCACTTTTTGTACTATCCTTACTATATACCATAATCCTTTTTTGTGGAGGTCTGTATCCTAGTATCTTTGATGCTCCCATTCCTCTGTTTGACTTTACTGCTATTGCTCTTTGCTTTTTTGTATCTGTCATTTTATTTCTTTATTTTTTGTTTAACTCTGATTCTGTTTGCATTTCTACCAATATTTTACTCACATCATCCTTTGCCATGTTGATTATTTCAATCATGTCACATAGCTTTTTGATGTCTTGATCTATAGAAAGAGTTAGTGACATCTCTCCCATGTCGTAGTGGAGTGTTTTATTGTCAGTAATTATCCTTTTCATTAGCCGATTACGTTTTTAAGCTCATCCAGTATGCTCCCTTGTTTCTCTGCGATGATTGTGTCAGTTGTGATAATAATCTTGGCTACCGATACTGCGCTCTCTAGGGCAGTTCGTGTTACCTTTACCGGATCAATGACGTTCTCCCCTATCTCTAGAGTCCCTCCTGCGTTTTTAATGATCCATTCGTTTGGCGCATTCAATGCTCCGGAGATTAGCATGTCTGGGTATTTTTCTGCAATGCTCTTTAGTGCAAGACCTCCTCCTCGTACCACTCCCTCTTGTAGTGCGAGCTTTGAGCTGTTGATTGCGTTTTCTACCTTGAGCATTAGATATGAACGTTCTGTGTCTGATTTAGCTCCTACGGTTACTACCGAAATACCTCCTGAGATAATGCCGAGTCGTTTTTTGACTTTCTTTTTAAAGAAGTCATCATCCTTTTCTGTTTCTAGCGCTCCTTTGATTTCTTCAATTCGTGACTCTACTCTCGATACAAGTCTTTCTTCTCCATCCTCTGTGATTGTCTTTGTTTCTGTTCCACGACCTCCTGTGATAATAGTTTCATCCTCTCCAACAATCATCTTCTTTGCGAATCCTAGATCGTTATATTTCACATCTTGTGACTTCATTCCGATTTTGGTATCTGAGTTTATGAATCGTGCATCCACATATGATGCTACGTCTTCCAGTTCCTCATCTGTTAGTGATGGAGCTTTTACCATTAGAATTCTAAAAGGCGGGTTTCCTTTGGTTTCTGCATTTTTAACAATGTTATATACTTGCTGAATAGCTTCTGATTCAAACTTCGAACCGATAACAACCATAGCGTTGTGTTTTCCTGGAGCTTGCTTTGTCATATCCTCAAACATTCCCATCATTATTGTGATGTTTTGGAATGTTAGGTTTGATACCATAATTGGTACATCTAAGTACACGGCTTGTTTCTTATGGTTTGTTGCCATGAATGGCGCTGCGTATTTTGCGAAGATTTTCATTCCTTTGACCGTCTCTCGTGTTATCACTCCATCATATCCGACTTGTTGAGTCGTGAATCCATCTTTTCCTACTTCGAATACTGCTTCGGCTACAATATCTCCGATTTCTTTATTCTCTACTGATGAGAATGCTACGTCTTTCAGTTTTTCTAACGTGTCTACAGGTTCTGCCATTTCTTTTAGTTCACTCACAACAATATCCTTTTCAGATTCTATCTGTCGTGATACTTCCATAACGCTTTTGTTGCCTGATAGCATACCGAGTTCTAAATCTCCTATTTCATCCATTGAGTCTTCGATTAGTTTTCTACCGATTGTGATTGCTGTTGTAGTTCCATCTCCTGCGCCATCACTTGCTCGAAGTGTTGTTTCTACGAATGATTGAACGACTAAGTCCTCACATTCGTTTTCCATTCTAATCTCTCCGGCGATTGATTTACCATCATTTGTCGCTAGTGGCGGTCTGTCTCTCCTGTCTCTGTCGAGTAGAGCGTTGCGACCTGCGGGTCCAAGTGTTGAGGATACTATATCCCCTACGAATGCCGTAGCTTTTCTTTTAACATTGTCTGCTTCTTTTCCTGTAACAATAACTCTCTTATTTTCCTCTGTATTCATAATTTATTTTTTATTTGTTAATTTTTTGTATCTGCATCCGGAAGCTCTATTGATACAACTTCTATCTCGTTTGTTATTCCGACTATTCTAACAATTGCACGGATCATTGATATTGTAGCTCCCGACTTTCCTATTATTCGACCGAAGTCACTTTGGTTCGTTGATATTGTGTACAGTACTCCAGTATCTTCATCTGTCATGTCTATCGTGAATTCATCTGGGTATTGCAAAATTGGTTTTATTAAAAACGATATGTAATCTCTTAAATCTTCTGTTGTCATGTTTCTTTAATTATTGATAAGATGATAATTTTCTACACCTATATCACTTCCGACTAGGGGGAATGACCATCCGTTTTTTCTGATTGAATTTTTTAGCTTTACAACATTTCTCTTCGGGTCTTTTAAAGAGTTGAATTCTAATGCGAGAAATTCGTCTACAGTTATTGTTCGGAGTTTCTCTACGTTATTCTTAATGGTTTTTGTTGGCATATCGTTTTATATTACATCCTTTTTAGCATCACTGAAAGCGTTCGGTTTTTGGCTATTACATTCTTCGTGTGCTAGATCGTAGTTCTCCCAGACATGTGGGTCTTCATCATCTACAATACATTCCACTTGGTCTTTTTTATGTTCTACGGTCATCTGTCCGTGTGCAACTGGTAATCCGCACAGACAACAAATTCCATCTTTTTCTTTAAACAATTTAAGTCTGTCCTTTTTTGATAATCCGAACCATGGCGCTCCTCGATAGTAGTCTCTGAAATATCTGACAATATCATCGACCTGTTCGTGTTTTATTTTAGGGTCAATATTAAAGACTTCTTGTCGTTGTTCTTTTACTCGTTCATTAGGCTTACCTCTTATCCATCCACTATGCTTTCTCACGTAATAATATTTATTTATCCAATAGGGTACTCTAATCATCTTACTTTTTCTTACCCCACCGAGCCTCTGCTCCTTTCTGTCCATTTTCGACCATTTTTTCTCTTCCGTGTTTTTCGAAGTTAGCTCTACCGCCAAGCTTTCCCATTACAACTGCTGATTTGTTTTTCTTTTTCTTTTTCTTTTTTGTTTCCATCGTTTTATGCATTTTCTAATAATTTACTTTTATCTTTCCCTTTTACATCTATGAATATACTGGATTTCAGTATACCATACGCTCGCTGTTGATTCAATGTGAGTTCATCGTATTCTTTGTGAGTTAGTGGTTTCAAGAACGGTTCACTGTTCGGAGTTGGTATCCCAGTCTCTTCTTCGATGCGCATTAAATATTCGCACAATTCTCCTCTGGTTAGATCGGCTGTACTTTTAACTTCTCGTACATCTATCCCGAATACTTCGGTTATTCCTTTCGATAAGAATTCTTGATTTGCCCAGTTCTTGATTTGCTTCATTGTGTGTCCACTTGATCTACCGATTAGTGAGAAGTACAAGTGCATGTAATTGTTTTGCATTTCTGATCTCTTCGGCTTTTTCGATTCGAACCAGATTGTCATGTTGTCTCCTGGATTACAATGTAATTCTAGAAATAGGGCTAGGAGGTCCGGGTGATTTATTCTGAACCTTTTCTTATTCTCGACCAGTATGCATCTCCCTCTCATTTGTTGTGACTTTGTTGTCGGCTCTGATTTTTTACTCATAGTGTTTTTTAGCAAACTTTATAAATAATTTGTGACACTCTTTACATCCACAACTATATGTACCCACTCCTCTTGTACATATATTTTGTCTATTCAGTTTGTTTATTAGTTCTGCTGTACTCATAGATTTATAGTATATTCTTGTAATTCTTCTTGATCTAATTTATCCAATTCTGTGTACTCTTCGATTTTCTTTTGATAGAACAATATGTCGGCTTTGATTGAGATGTTTTTGTCTCGGATTATCTGGTCTACGAATGGTCTACCATATTCTTCTTCGAGTCTGATTAGGAATAATGCGCCGTTGCCTCCTAGATTCACGTTGCAGTAATAGCATGATGAGTGGAGGTTTCGTAGATCGTAGCGTAGGAATGCCCCACACGTTGAGCTTGGAATGAAGTGTCCGGTATGCCATCCTGATCCCTCTAGGTTTTCCTTTCCACAGATGACACAGGTGTTTCCGTCTCTTCGTCTGACAATGCTTTTACAAAGTTCCCATAAAGTATTTTTTAGTTTCGCAATAAGAGTCTTGCTCTTTCTTTTTATTCCTGTTCTTTTCACTCCCCGATTATCTCATACTTTTATCCTTGATTAAGTTTTAACGTCTCCTTTAATAATTTACTTGCTTCTTCTTGAGGAAGTTTCGCCAACTCTTTACCCTCGGCAAGTGCTTTTGATAATTTCTTTCCAACTCCGAGCTTGCTGATTTCGTTCCAGTCGTCATCATTTAGGAAGTGGCTTGCGTTCCATCCCATCGTGGCGTGATAGTCCGGCACGATCGACCTGATGTCCGAACCTTTGATTGCTATCCCGTTTGAGAATATTGCCCTCTTGTCTGGGTTCATAAATAAACGGTAGGCAATGTGGGCTTCTTCTGCATCGATTGTATGCTCTTGATCCTTTCTAAATCCTGCGATTATCTTTACTTTTAGTTTTTGCATATTAGGCGATTATTAGATCATCTTTTTTAATTTGCTCCTTTCCGGCTTCTCTTCTGACTTGTGCGACCATTTTGTCGAAGTTTTCTCTTAGATTGTTTGTCGAGAGTATTACCGCTTGCCAGAAGTTATTTCTTTGACTCCATTTGATTATGAATTTTATCTGATCCACCGTTCGACCGTCTATCTTTCTCATTTTTCTTATATTGTCGGCCCACTTGTCTATGTTCGGTTTTCTCGTGGTTGGATTGTTTTCTTCAATCTTTTCAAACAATAAATCAGATAGTTCTTTATCAATCGGTTCGAACCTGATGGTTTTCGCACGTGGCGACTTTTTGTCGCCACCATTAGTCTTCTTATTGAGTCTTCTTCCATTAGTATCCTTAGTGTGACTCTGTGTCATGTGGTTTGTGTCGTTTCTGTCACGTGGTTCTGTCGTTTCTGTCACGTGGTCTGTACCATGTGACAAATTGTCATGTGGTATTTTATTGGGATATATCCACTCCGATTTATCCAATAAAGTGTACTCGTTTTTGTCCCATTTTCTTCCAGTATATTTTCTATGTACCACTATCACATTGTGTTTTTTCAGACTATCCAAGTGTCTTATTACTGTTCTTACACTCACTCCTAGCTCTTCCGCCATAAGCTCTTGTGATGGGAAGCATTTTTGATCAGCATCTGCATGTCTACATAGTGACATGTATATCGAAGTTGCCACCGGTCCTAGATACTTTCCTAATCCGTTTATATATTCATTGTCTACATAGAACCATCCCTTATTTCGTCTATCCCTAACTTTGAAAGGTTTTGACATAGATTGTACTCAATTAGATTATAATGTCGTTATTATACATCTGTTGCCATATAATATCCAAGTGGATAACTCTAAAATGGAATATCCTCCGGATCTATCTCTTCTTCAGTCACTTCTGCCTTAGTCGAAGTATCTGTCGTACTCCCCGTATTCTCTCCACCATCCCCTCGTTTTGGCCCGAATTGAACGCTTTCTGCGATGACCTCAGTCTTGTATCTGTTCTCTCCGGCATCTGTCTTCCACGATCTTGTTTGCAATCTTCCCTCAATGTATGCCGAGCTACCCTTTTTCAGATATTGCGCCACACTCTCGGCCATTTTTCCGAATACCACAACCTCGTGATAATCTACTGATTCTTGTTTGTTTCCATCTTTATCTTTCCATGTCCGGTTAGTTGCGATCGATATGTTTGTGACTGCGATTCCACTTGGTAGTGCTTTCTGTTCTGGATTTCTTGTTAGATTTCCATAAATCATTGCTTTATTTATATACATACTATTTTGAATTAATGTTAAATGTTCCTAGTTTTTTCCATAATACAATTGTATCTCCGACTTTTTCTTCTTTGAATTCTTCTTTATTCTCTGGAGTATATCCGAATTGATGTCTCCAATCTCTGTATACTTGTTGCTTTTCTAGTTCATTCTTTTCTTCTTCAGCTTTTAATCTATTCTCTTTCAACAGTTTCTTTTCGGCTTCGATTTGTCTTTCTTTTTCAAGATTAGCTTCCTCTTTTCTTTTAAGTTCGTCTTCTCTAGCTTTCATTTCGGCTTCTTTTTTGTCACTCTCTACCCTAGATTCTTCTTCTTTTTCTCTCTCTATTCTTTCAATCTCTTCTCTATCGGAATCAAGTTTTTTAGCAGTCCTAGTATTGACGTATGCTTCAAATTCATTAGAGTCCATTGATAGCAGTTCATCATCCTTTGCTTGTACTTTATCTCCGATTGATTCCAGTCTTTCTTTTCTTACTGGCAGTTTTTCTAATCTTTCCTTTTTTATTGCAAGCATAGATGCCTCTTCTTCAATCGCTTTTAGTCGAGTTTCTTCTGGTTCAATTATTCCAATCAATTCTTTTTCTTTAGATAGCACTGTCTTAAGGAATGCATTTGCATCCTCTCTTAATCCCTTTCCATATTTTGTAATTTTCACTCGCATATTTTTTAATTCTATGCGACCTTTTCTTACTACTTCCAGTTGCTCTTTATCCTCTAGGTCAGATACTGTCAAACCTTGTGTACTCTTCACTAGTTTATTTAGTTCTGCTTTTGTAGGATCAAACTTCTCAATGTCTTTTGTGTTCATTTATTTTGTAGTTAATTCTAATTCTCTTTTAGATACCCATTGGATTTTTTGGATGTGTCCGAGTATTGAGTCCTCGACATAGGTATCAATACTCACAAGTTTTACCATTCCGTCTAGGTCAAATTCAGTCACTCGGAAGTTCCCTCCTCTGTATTTGACTAAGTCGTACCATTTGATTTTTCTCATGTTTTAAAATTCAGTTGGTAATATAATCTCTGCCCATTTTTCCCATTGCAGTTTGAATGCATCAAGTTCCATTCTCGCCTCTGTTATGGCTTCTTGTAGTAGTTCGTTATCTCGATTTACTTCGACTATGTAAACCTTTGCATCCTCTTGAATAAATCGTTCGTCATACACGATAAAGTATAGCTTTTGCAGATACTCGTTCACTAGGAAGTAGTGGACCACTTGCCATTTATACTCGCTTGGTACGCCTAGAAATGGCGCTCCTGCTAGTAATCCTCTTGCTCCCATTAGCCCAGTTTCTTCTGCAGGTATCATGTTCTCTATCCTGTAGAGTATCGCTTTTTTTGAGTCTGGACATTTTACTTCTACGGCTTCGGTATATTTTCCGTTCTTATCCTTGATCAATCCGTCTGGGGATAATGCTACCCAATTCAGACTTTCGTGGATACACATTCCTATTCGATCTACTTTCTTTCCGGTTATGCTTTCAAACTTTTTGATAGCGAATTCTTCTTCTGCTGTACCTCGTTCCATTGTTTGTGTCGGAGTCATTATCTTTGACTGCTCCGTTTCTTTTTCTGCGATTAGTTCTGCGATTAAACTTCTTTTCGCTCCTCCTGTTCCCATTACGGCTTGGAGTTTAGTTCCAGTTACTTTACATCGTCTTGCTTCGTGCCATTCGGCTGTGCCTTGTTCTACGTTGAGTATTTTCATGATAATGTCGATTTTATCTCATCTTTGCTTTTAATAAGTACGGTATTGTTTCTGGCTGATACTGGGAACTTTGTCCAAATGTTTTTTAATTCAGTTAGAGTTTTCGCAGTTTGCAGTTGTGCAATACTTCCCATTATATCAACTTCTATTTTTGGTACAAAGTCTCGGATACGAAGTGCATCTGTTGTCGCTCCGAATGCTTTGACTTCTGTTGCATACACTTGTATTTGCTTTCCATTCCAACCATCGGGATGTGATCCGTAGAGTCTTGTTAGCATATTCCCGTTTGTGATATTTAATATCATCTTGGGTACTTGTTCTTTGAAATACAAAACCTGTTTTACTTTTTTTCCGTCTTTTGTAGTGATTTCTTCTTCCCCGACAAAACTGTCTATTGTTAGGAGCATTTCTTCTCCTTTCTCTAGATTGTGACTTCCTAGATAATCTTTATCAAGGAAGTTTTTCCAATGCCGGTTTGTTGCTTTAATCTTTTTTGTGAGTATTTTTGTTTCCATAGATTTTCTTTAGTTATAATTTTTTCTTATTCGACCTGTCATTATTATATAGCAAGCGATTGATATAAGCAAGTGTATAACTTTTACGATCTGTGGTGTATAATGAGAGTCAGAAAGGAACATTTATTATGCAAGTTAATGATAAATTCACACGATACAATCAAACACCAAGAGATAGGTTCTATTCCACATCAGATGAGTATTACTCACAATGGGATGCCATAGCCGACAAGGTTATAATGGAGTCTGATTCAGACACGCTAGTTGCTATGGAGCAAAACAAGAGACATCTTCAAGATGAAGATAATCTACGTAAAATACGTCAATACACAGGTTTTTGAGCCGATGGAGTCGCTACCTAAAGCCAAATAGTAAGCAACCTAACGAAAGGAGGGAAGCAGTTGTACGTCCAATCCGTGCAACTGCTTTTATATTGACTGTGGATAACTTTATTGTAATAAATATCTATAGTGGTATATTTGAAATAGAAGTTATCTCAATTCCGAGATGACAATACCCAGACAACGCCATGTACAAATACAGTACTGATAATGCAAGTGCGAGTTCCGATACGGATACCGACACTGACGGGCCAGACAAGGACAACTTCGACGACGAGTCGTTCCCAAAACATTAGGTTACTTGTAGCCTAAACAATATCCCCACTAGCTACGGCTAGTTGGGGATTTTACTTAACTCCCACGCCTTTATATAATCATCTGATACAGGCTCATTATCGTAGCCTAGATGTCTTAATATTCTATATACAGGGATATGACCAGAGACAGTCTCATTATATCCAGGAATAAAAGGTACTTTGTTTTGTCCCTCCAAAATATGTACTAGCTCGTGCATTAATATTTCCAAAAACTCATCTTCATTATATCTACTTCTTATTATTAAAGGGGAAGACATATCTCTGCTGATAGCAGATACAATATGACAATCAATTGGATAATCTTTAAAATATAATCCGGTAAACTTTTCCATTTCTTCAATCAAAGCAATCCCTCTTTCCTCGTACACTTTTCTAAATAACTTTACCTTTTCTTTTACCGCTTCTATTGTTGGAAACT